AAAATATTCCTGAAGATCAGGAAACCGTATCGTTTGATTTAGATGACGACAATCAAGCGAGTGTTGTTGCTGTAGAAACTTCTGAAAAAGAAGAAACCCGAACAATTGTACGGGATTCTGATGACGGCGCAAATGACGATGATCTAGAGAACTATAGTGAAAATGTTCAAAAGCGCATTAATCAGCTAACAGCAAAGCGTAAGCAGGCCATTGAAGAGGCAGAAGCCGCTTATCAGTATGCCCAGCAAGTCCAGACACAGAACGAAGAGATGAAGAAGAAGCTCTCCGATTTGGACAAGGGCTACATCAACGAGTACGGATCGCGTATTGAAAGCCAATCAGCCGCTGCCAAAAGAATGCTTCAAGAGGCATATGACAACGGCGACATGGAAAAAATGGCTCAAGCACAGGAAATCATTTCTGGCCTGACTATTGAAAAAGAGCGTTTACGCATTCAAAAGCATCGTTCAGAGCGTCAGGTTGCAGAAGAGAAAGCTCGAGCTGCACAGCCTCGTCAGCAAGCCCCGCAACAACCACGCCAGCTTGACAGAAAGCTTACAAGCTGGATGGAAAAGAACCCTTGGTTTGGTGATAACGGTGATCGCATCATGACTGTTAGCGCAAAAGTTATACATGAAGACATCGTTTCTAATGAGGGCTTTGACCCTAATAGCGATGAATATTATCAGGAAATTGATCGCCGCATGCGGAGAGAATTTCCTCACAAGTTTCAGGAGAAGCGGCAAAACGCCCAAGCCATTACTCCTGCGTCAAATGGACGGTCAGCTACCAAAAGTGGGCGGAAAAAGACTGTGGAACTAACACAGGGGCAAGTTAATTTTGCCAAGAAAATGGGAATACCTCTAGAGCGTTATGCCCAAGAGGTTGCTAAACTGGAAAGGAAGCAAGCGTAATGTCTGATCGCACAAACCGGGATTCGCAAACCCGTGAAAAACAAGCGAGAGTTGCCGATTGGAGACCGCCTTCAGCCCTTGAGGCACCAGAAGCACCTATTGGTTATAAGCATCGGTGGATTCGTGAATCTGTTATGGAATACGATGATCGTAACAATGTTCACAAACGCCGCCGTGAAGGATGGGAGCTTGTAAAAGCAGAAGACTATCCTGATTTTGATGCCCCTGTCGTTGATGAGGGTAAAAACGCAGGCGTAATTGGCGTTGGTGGTTTGGTTTTAGCCAGAATACCAGAAGAAATTGCGGATCAGCGTAATTCTCATTATCAGAATACCGCCCAAAACCAAATGGAAGCTGTGGATCGTGATTGGATGAGAGAGTCCAATGCCGCGATGCCAAAGCTTAAACCACAACGTAGCTCCTCTGTGTCCTTCGGTGGACCCAAAGGGGTAGCTGACAACTAGGAGAAAGAAAGATGGCGAACAAAGACGCTTCTTTTGGCCTGCGCCTTTCGCGTTCAGGCAACGGCTCCGATCTGCAAAACATGCAGAATAAGTACCGGATTGCATCTGGCTACAACACAACCATTTACCAAGGCGACCTCGTAGCGGTTGTTACTGGTGGTGGAATTGAACGTGTTGCTGCTGGCGGCTCTGGCCTTATTCTAGGTGTTTTCAACGGAGTAAATTACACTGACTCAGACGGCAAGCCGCGCTGGTCAAACAAGTGGACAGCAGGAACTGTTGCTTCAGACGCTGAAGCTTCTGTGATTGACGCTCCACACGCCGTTTTCGAGATTCAAGCAAACGCAGCAATGCCTGTAGCTGATCTCTTCGGCAACTTCGATATCGTTGACCAAAGCCCTGTTGGTGATAATGCTTCTGGCATTTCACGCATGGAGCTTGCTGTGTCTACTGGTGCGACAACCGCAACTCTTCCTCTGAAGGCGATTGATATCTCCACAGATCCAGAGAACAGCGATGTAGCATCGGCCAACACAAATGTCATCGTCATGATCAACAATCACCTGTTCTCAGGTGGCACACTTGGCTTGGCATAAGGAGGCTGAATAATGGCTATTTCTCGCGCACAACTAGCGAAAGAGCTAGAACCCGGCCTAAACGCTCTGTTCGGAATCGAATATGATCGTTATGAAGCCGAGCATGCAGAAATCTACGACACCGAATCTTCAGATCGTGCATTTGAAGAAGAGGTAATGCTCGTTGGTTTTGGAAATGCACAAACCAAAGCTGAAGGCGCTGGCGTCAATTTTGACAACGCCTCAGAGGCTTACACAGCACGTTATACGCATGAGACAATTGCTCTTGCGTTTGCGCTGACTGAAGAAGCAATGGAAGACAACCTGTATGACCGTCTGGGCGCACGTTACACACGCGCACTCGCACGTTCAATGGCTCACACCAAGCAGGTTAAAGCTGCCGCAACTCTTAACAACGCCTTCAACTCTGCCTTCTCTGGCGGTGATGGCAAAGAGCTTTGTGCAACTGATCACCCACTGGCTGGTGGCGGTACATTCCGCAACGAGCCATCAACTGCTGCTGACCTCAACGAAACATCACTTGAGAATGCCTTGATTGACATCTCAACATTCGTTGATGAGCGGAACATGATCATTGCTCTTCGTGGCATGAAACTGATCATTCCACCACAGCTTCAGTTTGTTGCTGATCGTCTTCTTGAGTCCACACTCCGCGTTGGCACAGCCGACAACGATGTGAACGCAATCCGCAACATGGGTATGCTGCCAGAGGGTTACACAATTAACCACTTCCTGACAGACCCTGATGCGTTCTTCATCAAGACAGACGCTCCAAACGGCTTCAAGCACTTTGAGCGTACTCCGCTTTCAACCAACATGGAGGCTGATTTCGATTCAGGCAACATGCGGTTTAAGGCTCGTGAGCGTTACAGCTTCGGCTACAGCGACCCACGCGCTGTGTTCGGTTCACCGGGCGCATAAGCGAACAATTATACGGAAAAGGGCGGCTATTCAGTCGCCCTTTTTTGTTGTACAATAAGTTATCCCTGACAGTCGCATGGTGCGGCTGACACTAGCCACGACAGGAGATAATCATGGCTCTATCTACTTTTTCAGGACCGGTTCGTTCAAATGCTGGTTTTCAAATTCCCGTTGTAGTTACCGCAGACCTGCCAGCTTTTGGCGATGTTGCCGTTGGAACCGTTTACATGGTTAGCGACAATGGTGTCGGTAACAATGAATATTGTATTGTTATTAATACAGGTGCCGCTTGGGTAACAGCAGTAGGCGCAGCACTTAGCTAAACAGGAGGCTTAGATGGCTGGTCCAGTAAAAGCCTATAATTTTGCTCAAAGTGCGTCCGCCGCTGTGGTGGGTCCTGCGCGTTCTCGTGTACGTCAAATTGTGATTTATGCGGCAGCGGCAGGAGCTTTTACCATTAAAAATGGTGGCGCATCTGGTGAGACATTAATTACGCAAAAGTTCCCAATCGGCATTCATCATCTGAACATTCCAGATGATGGGATTCTGGCTACAGGAGGCGCGTACATTTCTGCTTTCACTGGCGCAAGCAATGAACTAACAATCTTTTTGTCATAAAGGACTGTTATGCCCCACGAGATACGCTCTATAACCCAAGTTGGCACATCTGAGCCATTTGAGCTACAGGTGTCTCGTGGGCAAATTACGGGTCACTACTTTGTTCACAAGTTTGGTTACAACCCCATCATAGGCACTGATGTGGAGACCGTGTGGGCGCAGGGCGGTTTGTATGTGTACCCAACAACAGCATCCACGATGTATATTTCTAGCAGTTCTACTGCCGACACTTCTGCGGGAACAGGAGCTAGAACAGCAACTGTTTCTGGCTTGGATGCAAATTTTGACGAGATAAGTGAAACTGTTTCTTTAAACGGTCAAACAGGAGTGCAGTTAAACGGCGCTTTAAACTGGTATCGTGTTAATCGGATTGCTGTAAACACCGCAGGCTCTGGTGGAGCCAACGCAGGCGTTTTGTATGTGGGAACTGAAGCCACTCCAACAGGGGGCGTCCCGGTAAATAAATATGCTACAGTTGCTATTGGTGACAATCAAACCTTGATGTGCCTTTGGACAGTCCCAAGGGGTTATACTGCTTATGTCCATCAAAAAGATGTTTCCTCGTCTTCTTCCGCAGGGAAGTTTGCTATTTTTTCATTACTCGCTAGACCAGATGGTGGTGTTTTCAACATAAAAGACAGGGTTCTTTTAGCCAACAACAGCACGGCTATTTCTTATTGGAACCCTATAAAATTTACGGAAAAAACAGACATTGAAGTTAGGGCGCAGGCTGATTCTGCGGGTGGCACAATTACAGCCTCTTCCACATTAGACATTACATATATTAAGAATGAGGTTGGTGTATAATGGCTCGTAAAAAAGAGAATCCAATACGCAAAACCACTGGAAAAGGCGGTAACTACCGCAAAACTAAGTCAGGCGCTGGCATGACTGAAAAGGGTGTCAAAGCTTACCGCCGTAAAAACCCTGGTAGCAAGCTAAAAACAGCCGTAACCGGCAAGGTTAAAAAAGGCAGTAAGGACGCAAAGCGGCGAAAGTCATTTTGCGCTCGCAGCGCTGGTCAAATGAAAAAGTTTCCAAAGGCAGCAAAAGATCCAAACTCACGATTACGTCAAGCTAGAAGAAGGTGGAAATGCTAACAATGAATCAAAAGATTATTTTAGCAATTGCTGGTGTACTTAGCACGACCATAATTGGAGTTTTGGTCAGCTTTTTATATTGGGTTGGTAACAATGTTGTTGACCTAAAAACCGACACGGCTGTGATAACAGTGAAGGTGGAGGAAAACCACAAGATGTTAAGTGTCTTGTGGGATGATTTTTTGGAGAAGAAAAATGGCAATCTCGCGCAGTTCCATGTCCAAGCAAGTAAGTAAGGGCGGCTCTAAAAAAGATGCCTGCTACAGCAAGGTAAAGGGCAGATATAAAGTCTGGCCTT